CAGCAATCAACCAGCAATCAACCACATACAAAAACAAAAGAACATAAAAACAATAATAACAACACCGCGACAGAAATTTTTGATTTTTATTTTTCTGAAATTCAACCAGCACAGCGAACCCGAACCAGAGCATTAAAAAACATCATAGGCCACCTTAAAAAACACACACCGGATGACCTTAAAAAATCCATCCGGAATTATGCCGGTATCGCCTTGACCAGGGAACCCCATTTCCGGAAAGATCCTGCCAATTTTTTTGGAAAAAGAGATCCGGCATTTGTTGATTATTTGCCTGAAAACTTCCAGGCACCGGCCACAGGTCACCGGCGGAAGATCGAAGATCAACCGTCTATCGAAGAGGATTTATCATGATGAATAAATTACCACCTCAAAACTTAGAGGCTGAAAAAATTATTCTGGCCGGGATCTTGATTGACCCTGAACAGGGCCGGGAAGCCCTGGACGCGGTCAGAGCATCCGATTTTTACAACGGGAACCACAAACTAATATTTAATGCCGCGCTTGACCTGGCCGCGCGTAAAGAGCGGATAGACCTTGTAACTATTAAAAGCCGTTTGGCCGAAACTGGCGATTTGGAAAAAATCGGCGGTCAAGGATACCTGGCCGATTTGACCGATTACATAACCGTCAGTGTTTTACCGGCTTGCCAAGAGGTCCGGGAAAAGGCAAACAGGCGGGATTTTATTACCAAGACGGCGCGGAACATGGCGGCGGCCTATGATATCACGTCGGATTTTTCAAAAATCCTCGATAAGGCACAGGCGGACATCCTGGGGATTGACAACAGCCAGGTGGACAGTTCCCAGGATATGGCCACCTGGGCCATACAATCAGTGAACCGATACGGCCATAAACATGAACACACCGGGATAAAGACCGGCTTTTCCGTCCTGGACCGTTACACGGGTGGCCTTCTTGGTTCAGCCTTGATGATTATCGCGGCCCGGCCAGGAATAGGCAAAACAGCCATGATGTTGAGTATGGCGCGGAATATGGCCAGAGCGGGGCATCATGTAGGGTTATTCAGTATTGAAATGGACGGCCAGCAACTTATGGACCGTCTATTCTCTATGGAAACCGGCATTAACAGCGTCCGTCTTTCAACCAGGGCCAGGATTACCAGGGAAGAGGCGGACCGGATCACACAGGCGGCGGAGTCAATCGCGGAATGGCCTATCCTGATTGATGACACCGGCGGTTTGTCCATCTCAGAGTTAAAACGCCGATGCCGGAAGATGAAAAAGGAAGGGGTTGAAATCATATTCATAGATCAGTTGAGCAAGATCACCGGGGGCCAGGGGCGGAGTGAATACGAACGCAAGACCGATATAGTCAACCAGGTATCCGGCCTTGTCAAAGAACTGCGATTGCCTGTTGTCCTGCTGGCTCAGATCAACCGGAATATTGAGGGCCGGGCAGACAAAGCCCCTACACTGGCAGACCTGAAATCAACCGGCAGTCTTGAAGAGGACGCCGATATGATCCTGCTGGGCCACCGTGAGTATGTTTATTCACAAGATCCGGCGGATAAATACCGCGCCACCTGGGAACTGGCAAAGCACAGGGCCGGGCCTACTCGAAAAATAGAAATGGCCTGGAACCCTAAATTAACCTTGTTTGAGGATTTGAGGAATTGACATGGACAGTGAACACAATACCAAAGAGAACGATCCGCCCAGAATAATCAACCATGAGGAACCAGTCAAAGGCATGTTCCGAGTCGGTCCCATCATTCGGGAGATCCGCCTTGCAATGGTCCGCCGGGAATTGGAGCGAGCGACCGAAGCAAGGAAGAGACGCGAGGCATTAAATAATTGAGATTATTATATAAATTGGGTCCTTCTGGCGTTTTCCAGAACACGGGGCAAAGCGAGCCTCGATAGTTCCGTACTCAAAAACTGAAAAGCTGACCCAACAAACAACAAGGGGATATGGTCATGGAAAATTTTGAATGCTCAATAAACCAGGCGGCGGCGTTTTTCGGCGTCAATCGCGGCACCATATACGACTGGATAAAAAAGGGGTGTCCCAAGCTGGCACCGGGCCGGGTTGACCTGAAAAATGTTTTTCAATGGTGGTTTGAAAATATCGGTGTTGACCGGGCGGCGGCGGCTGGAAGTGATGACAGC